ACGCAAGTATTAGTAACAGAGAAAACATACGAGGTTGATAAGGCTGACTTTGTAACCATACAGGGTTGGGATGAAAGTAAAACTTGGTATAACAAGACAGCAGGGTTTATGGATACTCTGCGATTGATACCTCGATTGCTTATGATAGCATATGGTTATGTATTTTGGATGTCAACACAATGGTTCATGGGACTATCTGATCCAACCAATGCACAGGCGGCATTTATATCTACAATCGTAGGTGCCGGTGCCGCATGGTTTGGTTTGTATGTTGGTAGCGGACATAAAAAAGGTAAATAATAAATGGCCGATGAAGCAAAAGTAAAACTAGATAAAGCAAACGCAGAAAGTTTTAAAAAGACTGTTTCTCAATTCCATGAAAGCGTTATCATGGCTGATATTGCTTCAGAGGAGCTGAAACAAGGTGGTCAGGCCCTTCAAGAAATGAAGGGTATTTGGAAAGATGAAGTTACTGCACCTATGAAAGGTATGGTGACTGGTTTTACTAATATGATTCCTGGATTTGGTTTAGCCAGTAAACTGACGCTGCTTGCTGCCAAAACTGGTTGGTCATATTTCTTTGGTGCAAAAAAACAACAAAAGAAACAAGAAAAACAGTTACTAGACGCTCTAGGCCTTAATAAAGAGCAACTGAAGGCTTTCAAAAAGGAACAAGCCAAGATTAAGGCCGAAGAAGCAATTATGGCCAATCTGCAAAAAGCAGCAGATGATTGGGGTTTAGTTGCTGACAATTTTAATCTTAAAGACGAGGCCGCAAAGGGAGCAGATGCTGATAGAGCGCATTTAAATGAAACTGAAAAGAAACTTGTAGACCAACAACTAAAAATTCTGGGCTTACAGGCCGATCACCAGAAATCGACACAGAGTGAGTTTGAAACAGCTTTCGATGAGGCTCGCGCCGAGGATAAAAAGAGAGAGGCTGATAAACCAAAAGATTGGAAAGAAGAAGCGGGTCCTCATTTAAAAAGCCTTTTAGGTATTTCAGAACAAATTGCCCAAACCACTAAAGATTGGACAGAAGAAGCGGGTCCTCATTTAAAAAGCCTTTTAGGTATTTCAGAACAACAGCTTGAGAAAATAGAAGCAAAACTGGATAAACCAGAAGTTGTACCACAAGATACATTAACATCTCTAGAAAAGTTATTAGGAAAAGAGAAAGTAACAAGCTGGGATACACCGGATCCCAAACCAGAAGCTGACTTTGTTGGTCCCAGACAACCTGATAAACCAGAAGTTGTACCACAAGATACATTAACATCTCTAGAAAAGAGGGAGGCTGACTTTGTTGGTCCCAGACAACCTGATAAACCAGAAGTTGTCCCGACCGAAGGTGACCAAGGAGCTATACTTAAAATAGCTGAGCAGCAGAAAGAAACACTTGATAGTTTTGTTGCTGCTGCTACTACTGAAGGTTCAATATATGTCCATGATAAAAGTGTTGCTGATGAATTAGACTCACAAGGTAAGAAAACTGGTGCGGCTGCTAAAGAACAACAGAATGAACAAAGAAGAAAAGATGAAAGATTAGTAGATACCCTAGAAGGAATTGAAAAGAATACTGAAGAACTAGATGGTATTAAAAGTGATACAGAAAAGAAAGGAAAAGGATTTCTTAAATCTCTATTAGGTGGTGGTGGATTATTTGGCGGAGCTAAAGAGGCCATGGCGTCTATGGGTTCGAGTTTCTTGCCTGGTGGTGTTAAAGGACTAACTGCTCTTGCACCTAAAGCCATGGCATTTTTGAAAGTTGCAGGACCTATTGGAATTATTGTCGGTGGAGTTGTTGCTGCGGCATCTATGGTTAAAGACGGTGTAGAAGGATATAATAAAGCCGCATCAGGTGAATGGCCTGTAGATAAAGTTTCTGGAGCCATTGGAGCAGCTATTGGTGGTACAGGTCAAGGTTGGAAAAATGCTGCGAAACAAGGTCTAAAGGGTGCTGCTATCGGAGCATCTGTAGGTCTAGCTTTCGGACCAGTCGGGGCCATAGTCGGAGGCGTTGTAGGTGGTGCAGTAGGAGGTATCGCAGGCTTTATTGGTGGTGAAACTATTTCTAAATGGGTAGATGGCGCCACCAAAAGTGTTAGAAATATATTCAATTTACCTGAGCTCTTAACACCAGAACAAATTGCCGCATCAGAAACAAGACTTACAGAAATTAAAACAGAAGTATCAACATTTGATACTCAAATTGAATCTTTAAAAGAACAATTAAAATCAGGCAATCTAACTGGCAAAGATCGAATAGATGCCATGAATACACTTACTAAACTTGAGGCTGATAGAGATAAGACTTTAGAAGAACAAGCTAAAATAAATCGAAATTTATCTAACAGTAATATTGCTGAAGGTCAAGCTAGAGTAGACAGAGCAAGTGAAGAATATACACAGGCTGTAAAGTCAGCCCAACAAGAAAAGAATAAACTTTTTTGGATTGGATTAAGACATGGAAAAGATAGTGAAGAATATCAAACACAATTGGATAGATATAATTCTACTAAGACATGGTCTGAAAATGCAAAAGTAAAATTAGATGAACAAAAAGTAGCACAACAAGCTGCACAAACTGCACATGACAAAACTCATAAAACAATGATGGGTAATGTTAGACTATTTTGGACAGACTTTAAAACAAGTATACCTAGTTGGACAGATGTTAAAAAAGGTGTTGGTGCATTTCTAAAAGATCCTAAAGGAACTCTTACAACTGCACTGGCTGATTGGAATGTTACCATTCCTTCTTGGACTGACGTTACTACTGGTTTAAATACTTTTCTAAAAGATCCTAGTACCTTTGTTAGTGATAAAATGAAAGACTGGAATATTACCATTCCTTCTTGGACTGATATTACTGGTAAACTAAAAGATACTGCTGCTTTTAAATTTGTAGACAATGCAACAGATATGGTGACAGGACAATTAAGAGATTGGGGTGTGCCTGTACCAACATGGGATGAAGTTAAAACAAAATTAGCATCAACTTCGGCATCAGCGTTTAATTTGTTAGATAAGGGTGCTGGTGCTGTTACTGACAAGTTACAAGACTATGGTGTGCCTATTCCTGATTGGAAAGATGTTAAAGCCGGTGTAACAGGCTTCTTAGCAGATCCCAAAGGAACTCTACAAGGAGTTCTAAACAAATATGATATAAAATTACCTACTTGGGATTCTGTTGTTGATGGTGTAACTGGCTTCTTAAACGATCCAAAAGCAGGTTTAACTACAGCGTTTGACACTCTTAGTAAGAATATGCCTGATTTTGTATCAGGGGCAGGTTCTTGGGCAGCTGATAAAATGACTGCATGGAAAACTGCATTACCTAGTGTTGAATTACCTGACTTGAGTGAAGCCATGGCTGGTATCTCAGACATGGCATCTGCTGCCAAGAGTAAAATAACAGGGTTCTTTTCAAGTCTATTTGGTGCAGGTGATGAAGAAATAAGTGCAAGAACACAAGAAGAAATTACAAAACATGGACAGACATTAAAGGCTGCTAAAAAGTCTGGTTTATATGATGATAACTGGTCGGGTGATAGTACAATCAATAGAGAAGCCTTGCAACAGGGTGTTGAATCTAAGATGATTCAAAAAGATATGCTGGACGCTATCATAGCAGATGAAGATATCAGTAAAGAAGATTTAGAATTTATGAAAACTCTTGTAGAACAGGCTACAAAGGAAGGCTCTCTTTATGTTCACGACATTGAATTAGGAAAACTCATTAAAGAAGGTAATGATTTTCGTTTGAATGCCAATAAACTGGGAGCTATATCTAATGTTGGTACAAGCAGCGCAGGTACAACTAACGCAACTAACGTTATAGTTAATGCACCTACTCAAAGTGCAGTTGCTCACACTAAAGTAGAAACTGCAATAGGACTTTCAGATCCTTATACTCACCTTGCAAGAGCTTACTAAATATTTGTATGAAGCTACTAAAAATCCTTATACCGGTAATCTTGTTACTGGTAACCCCTATAGGGTCTGCTGACCTTACTCCACAAGAAATCATTGAGGCTAGAAACGCTGTTGTACTAGTTTCTATAGATGGCGGATTTGGTGCCGGTGTAATTATTAATCCAACAGCTACTATACTAACTAATTATCATGTAGTACATGGGGCAGATGAAATAAAGGTTTGGTTCTATCAAAAAGATGAAATGAAACCTTATTTGGCCAAAGTTGTGGCCATAGACCCTATGGCAGACTTGGCTTTATTAGAAATAAAAATAGATGAACGCAAATTACCTATTAAATTTTTAGAAATTGAATCTGATGCAAATAAAATTAATGTACTAGATGTTGTATATGCTATCGGACACCCTGTAGGCAATCAATGGACCGTCTCTAAGGGTGTTATAAACTCAATTGAACGTGAGGGACTTATTAGTGGTTATATAATTCTTTTACAACATACAGCCCAAATACAAAAAGGAAACTCTGGTGGTCCCTTAATCAATGACGATATGAAAATTGTTGGTATTAACACCTACAGTTTACAATCTCCAAATATGTATACAGGATTTGGTTATGCTACTAGGGGGGATTCTGTAGCATTCTCTGTAAAAGAAATGTTAGAGAAAGGTAAAGTTCTTCGACCTGCATTGGGCCTTAGAGTTTCAAGTAATCACGAACCCGTCAGAACCGAAATAGAAAGAAGGCATCCAGGAACATATGTACCTAACACATTTGGAGTTTTTGTTTTTGATATAGAAGAAACTCCTTATGCAGCTGAACACGGATTTCAGAATTGGGATATAATTATTAAAATTGATAATCATATTATTAATTACATGAATGATATTAATGTAATTATTCCTACATACAATATAGGCGACCTTATTGATGTAATGATTATTAGAGATGGAAGGTTTATGATGATAGAGAACTATCCTTTAACTGAAACATTATCTGAAGTAGAAGAATATCTAGACTTTTATAATAAAAGAAAACGTCAAGGACAACCTCCTACTGAACAAAAAGAAGAACCTAAAGTAGACGGCCCAGTGCCTGAAATAGTTCCAGTTCCTGAAAATCAAGAAGAATAAAAAAAGACCCCGCCGAAGCGGGGTCTTGTACTTCTTAATCTTCTTAATCTTCTTCAGCTAATTTTGCAAAATAAGATAATGTGTCATCGTCATCGGTCTTATCATTCTTCCCAATAGCTGACTCTGTACGAACAGGAGTAGGCATCGTTAAGTCTTTCTCAACCGTTGTTGTGCTTGAACCACCTATAGAGTATACTTCTGCTGTAGTTTTACCTACGCCAGAACCGGTAAGAACTTTATGCAGTTTCTCCTTTAACTCATCATAGGACTTGAATTCATCAGGCTCAACAAATGCTTTAAGGCTATGTTCAGTCTTCCAAATTTTCTCAAGTTCATTATCGTCTTCCAAGAGAGCTTTAGGTGATGCAAATTCTGATTTGTCATAATTCCAAAAACCATCAACCTTACGAATCTTCAATTTGAAATCTGCACCTTTCCAAAGATCAAAAGGATTCAAAGCTTCTTCATCATCAAATGCAGGGTTCATAGCCTCGGTAATCTTATCAAAGATTTTCTTACCGAACTTGAATAACCGTACCTGTCCTTCATTCTCTGGATGTTTAGAATCACTGACAATATAAACATTAGCGTAGTATTTCAAAATACGCTTCTGTTTACGAGCAACATCCTTATCAGACTCTATACCACTATTCCAAAGTTCAGTATTGTACTCTGAAACAGGGTCAGATTTTTTGATAGTAGTCAAACTATTTTCAATGTACCAACCACCAGGTCCACTAAAAGCATGACTCCAAAGCCGAACCCATGGGAGTTCTTCTCCATCGGGCTGGGGTAGAAATCTAATAATGGCATAGCCATTACCAGTCTTATCGAGTTCAGGTTTCCAGAACCTATTATCATCGAAAGAATTTGTTACAGGTTGGTTTAGTTTTTCAAGTTCTGTCTGTAACTGATCAAACTTACCAGAACTTTTTTTGAGTGCTGCAAAACTCATAATTGTATTCTCCGTATTATCGTATTAATTATATTAATCGTATTTTATTTTATCCAAAAACAACTCATAATATACTATTAAGTATACACTACTTAATAGCTTTTGTCAAGGGTTATCCGTAGAAGTTGAACCAAAAGACAAATTTACTGATACACCAGCTATTAAATCACCTCTGTTGAAATCATCATCAAAGGGAATTGTAACATTAGGTCGAACTGAAAAATTATCAGTCACACCCCAAGTATAACCAACGTCCAGATCCAAACCTTCATAAGCAAAATCATCTAGATCCCAGTTAGTTGTGACTTTACCATCAAGGTCAAACACACTATAACCAGTACCTACTGTACCAGCAAAAGATGTATCATCAATATTCCAATCAACACCAGCATCAAGTTCTACACCCAACAAAGATGTTGAAGTATCAAAACCAAGAAGGTGCTCATCATTAACGGTATAGTCATAAGAAACACTACCTGTCACTCCCAATATTGTCGAACCATACTCAATACCAATCTGGCTAGTATCACTCGTTGATACGGTAAGTCCCGCAGCACCGACAGAAAACTTATCACCATCTTGATCTAAGCCAATCGTGACTCCATGAGAGGCGATTGACACATCACTTACAAAATCTACATCTAACGCATATACACTTATGGGTAACATAAACAAAAGTGCCGTTAAAAACTTCTTCATCTATTTTTTCTCCTTTTAAAGAATAATTATTTCTATAGTTTGGGGGAGGAAGCCTCCCCCACCATATATATTTACTATTTATTAATCCCTCTTGGTAAAGATCCAATAAATAACGCCTAAAGCGACTAAACCAACTAGTCCCTGACTACCCAGTGTTGCCACCAGGCCTGTAATGTTTCCAATAACATCAACAGGTAGAAAGATCAACTCTGACCCAAATAGTACCTGTAGCACTACTGCAAGGGCGATAAGACTTACTGCAACTTCAGAAATCTTATTGATCCATCCTTTTACGCTTGTAATAATATCAGCCATTTAGTTTTCTCCTTTTCTAAAAAGTACCTATAATCATATAACAATTCAACACAATCGTCAAGTACATTTGTTATAAACATTTCGGATACATTAAAAAGAATTCACAAAAGATAACTACTAGGTATCGCAACCCATAGTCTATTATTTATGTAAATTGTGAATTCTAAACGGCGCTCCTCAGCGCCTCCCATGATACTGGAAACAATTCACTTGACAAATTATTAATTTTCCAGCATACATCTCTAGATTCTTCCTGTGCATCTGGTTGACATCTCAGATTACACACCCTTGCAAATGCATACAATGAACCAGTCCATATCCAACTTGTGTATGTATTCTGTGGTAATACTACACGGGCTTGTTCTGGTGCAACACCTGCTTCTATCATTTTATTGTATGTTTCTATAGCGTGTTCACAAGACGCAATAACAGCACTACCTGTTCTGATATCTCTATCTAACCAGTCTACAAATTCTTCACTAGACCCTTGTTTCTTATCTACAGGTCTACCTCTCCAATGGTCTGGCATCCAATAGTCTGGTTCGTAATCAACATATCGCCTACTTATCTCATTCCAGGATAACCCTATTTGATGTTTCACTAACTGTCGTGCCACAAATATAGGTGCGTCTATACGAAATGATAATGCAGTATGGGCAAAGGGAGTCCAGTGCCCGTGTTTAGCAAGATACCTTATTAGTTTCTTATCACCCTCTGTTAGTCTTTCGTGCTTCTTATCAAAAGATACCCGAGCGGCATTAGCCACACTCAAGTCATTTCCCATTCTATCTATAAGGGTTACTTTCATTCTATCTGGAGCCTCCAGATGGAATCGAACCAACAATTAATCATTACAAGTGATTTGTTATACCGTTTAACTATGGAGGCTTTCATATCTTATATTACCTGCAATACTAATTCTAGTCTCCTGTGTTAAATTTGGTTCAACATAATGTTCCAAATACGATGGAAATATAACAAGTTTTCCGTTTAAAGGACTTATAGCATATATGCTATGTTGAGAATTATTATTATAGTTACTTAATAATTCATCTTGCACTTTCATAAGTCTACGAACCCTAGGATCACACGCAACAAAATCGCCACTATTTTCTGTAGTCTTAACATAATAACAAAAACTCCAATCTGAATTCGGATGTAAATGTGCCCAATTTAAATCTTTATGATTGTTTACATTGGCCCACATATTAACAATAACACATTCTAATCCATCAACATAATTATTGTGTAAGGCCACTTTTAATAGTTTTTCTCTAACAAATTTTATAAGGTCTGTAAACTGTGCATCTTCAACCAAATCATCACTACTTTGCCAACCCCCCATATTTGAAAGTTTTATAGAAGGTTCAGTACGACTTCTATCAATAATAATTTTAGCCAGAGACTCATTATTTATTTTACACTGATGGTCATATTCTTCCCAAATCTCTGTAGAAAATGTAGTATGTATCAAGTTCCAGCCTTCTTTATAAACTTCCAATATTCAGTTTCTTTTGAATCATGTTCTTGTTTATGTTCTCTATACCAATTATAATCACCATTCAATTTTTTTGCTAACCAGCCTTGTAAACTATCATACATAACTACTTTAACAGCAACGTGTTCACTGGTTTTTTCATTTTCAAGGACTATCTGAGGCTGCTGTGCATAACCATACACCATACCAGCCTTTCCTAAATTCTTTATTTTCGTTATCATCAAGGTTTTCCCAAACACCAAACCACTAACGAATATCTTGTTCCCGTAATTACCGGAGTTACTCTGTGCCAAAAATCTGAACGAAATACTGTTAGAGCACCAACTGGAGCAACTCCTCTCTTTTTGCCTGGGTAGTGTACTACACCCTTTGGTAATTCATCTCCTTCAAACCACGTTGGTTGCCAGATTTGCAGTTCACCACCTTCATAATCATCATTTAAGTGCACTTGACCAGTAACTTTTCTACTCTTACCTACCCAATTTTCATTTCTTGTTTGCTCATGTTCTCGAGCATAAACAGCTCGATTATCTTGATGCCAATGAAAAAATTGTCCTTTATTATAAATTGCAAACTGCATTGATTCCATCCAATCCCATCCAATATGCCAGTTTGCATTTATACATGCATCCTGTATTGCCGGTGCTAATTTATCATACAACCACTGTTCTTCCAACCAGGCAACTTCTGTATCTCGTATATTATGATTAACTCCAGTTTCATCTGAGGTCCCCACCTTAGCTTCACCTGATTCTTGAGATAACCCAAGTTCTATAATTTTTTTACATTCAGGTTTAGAATAGAATTCGGGAATTGTCCAATATATAATTTCTTCTTCGTTCATTTTAATATTCAAAATACACAGTTAGGTGTTTTTTAATGCAACTCTATACTGATTGTAATTTTGATTCCTATATTTTTTAGCGTTATACCGTTGTGTTAATTCTTCATTTAATTCTTGTAATCTGGGAACACAAGTATCATTAACCCATTTTTGTAGTTCAGCATTATCATATTCTAACTTGCGGACTCTAGCCTCAGACTGTTCTAATTTATAAGAC